ATAAATCAAGATCTCGTATATCTTCATCTCCAGGTTGATTAATCACTTCACTTGCATCAAAATCAGTATCTCCTTCTGGATAGATTACACCAAATTGTCCTGGAGCGGTTACACCATATTCTCCTGGTCCGTCTTGAAAGTGTTGTACAATACCACCTTCTGCTCCGTAATTTATAGGCTGTCCTGTAATAGGATCAATAGCCATAGTGTCTGCAAATTGTCCATACCAAGGATACATTCCTGCAATGTCTTTCATTTCTGTTGTTTCTTTGTTACCCTCTTCTGCTTTTAAAGCTTGGTAAATGGGTGCTAGAACTGCCATTGTAGTTACAACATCGCCACCTGTCATTTTTGATGCTGTTTCTGATCCTATTTTAGCTAAAGAGTCTACGTCAGTTGCGTCTATAAATCCGTCTACAGTTGCGCCGTCACCAATTTTTAATTTGTATGCGGAAAATTCTCTTGAATTTTCAATTGCATCTTTTGATAATTGAACATCATTGCCACCAAATCCTAAATTAGAACCTAGTGTTTTAAAAATACCTGCGTCTCTTGAAGCTTTACTAAAAATGTATGGATTGTCTGTTCCACCTAACATATCTACTCCAGGTAAACCTTTTCCACCAAAAGCACTTTTTGCATAGTCTGCTGTACCAAACGCTTTTCCTGCGCCATAGCCACCAATACCACCCATTAATGCTTCGCCTGCTCCTTGTCCTGCAAGAAGAGGAGCGCCTGCTCCAATAAGAGCCGAGTACCCAGGTCCGAGACCCGCGACGCCTGCTATCATGCCCGCGTACGGTGCAACTTTTTTTAAAGCTTTTTTAGCTTCTTTAAAAATTTTCTTTAAAAAAAATTCTGGTTGTCCAGTAATAGGATTAATGGAATTGAATTGATTACCAACAATATAACGTTCAGGTTTAATACCCATTTCACGCATTTGCGCAAATAACATTTCTTTAAGTCCTGGATTTTCATCAAAGACTTCCATAGGAACAACAGTTTCTCCTTCTGCTGCATGAACAATATATGCATCTTCATAGCGACCTAAGTCGGCTAACTTAGAAACCTCGTTATGAAAGCTGGCTAACCCACCAGACGGTAATATTTGTTGCATGCTCTCCATGTCCTATTTATCCATTGTCTGACCCAGTATATCAGGCAATGCTTTAATATTTATACTGACATTACGTTGAATGTCTTCTTGTTTTGTTGAAGTAGCAGGGTTATCGACATCGGACTTTGCTTCATTTTCGTCAGCATAGACCTTTCCTGTTTTGGCGTGCTTTATAGTAGTTGTTGTTGGTACCTCAATTACTGGAAGAGATGCCTTCCCAACTTTCACGGTAATATCATCATTTATAGTCATTTTTTATCCTCTCTGCAATAATTTTATGAGATTTCTAACACACTTAATATAATGTGTAAATCGCCCCCATTTTCAGCCTGAAGCTTCAATGCTTCTGACTCCTTTAACACAACAGGAGACGTTGAAAATGAATAACTGTTAAATAGCTCTTCTGATGTTCCTTTCTGAATATTTCTATTTGTTTCTAAAGTATAACTCACACTGCTACTATCAACAATAAAAGCCCTTATTTTACAATCATTTTCCTCATCTATATTCGTTACACGAAGAGATTTAATAATAGCCGTTGTTGCTGTGGCAACAGTATAAAGTGTTGTTAACTCACTTGTTGTTAAAACAGCTTTATAATTTGTATATGTGTTAGCCATTTATGACATGAACCATGAAACTGCTTCATCATCATTACGAAGTGTTTCTGGTGTATAAGTATTGTTTAATAAAAATATTAGTTGCTCTAATGTTTGAACAAGTTGAGCCTGTTGCTCACGATTATAATCTTGTGGTGGATCTGGTAAACGTGGAATTGTAATTTGTGCCATTAGCTACCTCTCATTCCATCTGGTTGTATTTCTAATCTAAGTGTTCCGTATCGCCATTTATCATCAACAGCATCACTGGCAACACGAACAGCTATTTGCCTTCCTCGTATTCTTGTATCTTGTTTTGTTGAACTTGTTGATACAGCATACGAACCATGACTTGTTTGTGTTCCTGATGGATAAGGACGTGTTTTTAATGTTACGTCTACATTTCCTGCTTGATTTTTAAAATCAGGAATAAAACGACGAACAGACATAAAATTATCACCATCAGCAATATCAATATCACCTGATTCTATATGTGCTTCCATGGCACTGCCATCATTATTAACTCCTGTTTCATGTGCATAAATAAATGTTCGTCCTGCTGTTACACCTTGCACTGTTGTTACAGGTGTTGTTGTATCTGTTGCTTTATATTCTGCAGCATATGGATTATTATACACACCTCGATCAACCCAAGCTGAACGTGCTAATGACCCAACATACCATAAATTTTCTGCATAATTAAAAGTAACTTGTCTATCAATTTGTGTTGAATCTGCTGACGCATAAAACCATGTTACTTCATTAAATTCTGTGTTTGAGGCAACAAAAACATCACGTTGTGCACTTACTTGTATATCAGTAAAAACATAATCTTGTACACTACATGGTATTCTTTGAACCGATCCATCGTATAAGAAAAAAGAATCACTACCCATCCAATACGCAATACCACCAACATCTATAGCAGCATGAATACCTATAGCTCCACAGTTAGAACCTATTTGTCTAAAACCAAATGTAAAAGGAGGACCAATAAATTGCATAGAATATAATGCTAAATCTGTCCATATTAATACAGCTCCTCTAGATCTAACAGCCGTTTGTATAAAGTTTCCGTCTGTTAATCGTTTTGTTCCTGCTGTATTTGTTGCTGTTGGTGTCCATGTATTTTGATCTTCTTGATCTGACCAACGTACAAACATATTATCTTGTGTAGAAGTTGTTCCTATTGTTGTTTCTGTGCCAAGACAAATAACATGTCTGTCTTCGCCAGATACTAACATAAAACGTGATTTTGTCGGTGCATTAGATACACTTGTTGTTGCAGCTATATTACTAGATAATCCACTTGAGGTGTCCCAATAATACAAAGAACCATTAAATTGTAAAGCTAAAGCATCTTCTCCCCATGTATCAAGAGCCCATTTTCCTGAATCAAGTAGCACGCCTTCAGCCCCGGTCAGTGATTCACGGCTTGTGTTCCATGTAGAAGCGCCCCATGTACTTGCTCCCCATCCATAACCAAAGATAGATGTAGCAGATGATGTATTTATTTCATATGTCGCTGTTGCTGTAGCTCCTGTTGCATCTGATGATGCGTTAGCAGGTGCTGTAATTGTATATGTACTAGTGCTTGGTATTGATAATATTTCAAATTCATTTTGTAAGTTTGCTTGTGATAATCCACCAATAGCTCCACTAACACTAGATATAGTTACCATGTCGCCAATAACAGCACCATGACTAGCGTCTGTTACCGTAACAGTTGGTGAACCGCTAGTTGTTTCAAATTGTGTTATAGATCCTGATTCTCGTGTTGGTGTTATATCAGCATAACTTTCTTCTGAATAAACATATAATTTTTTATTAGTGCCATACATGGCATACTTAACACCACTGAGATCTGACCATGCAAGAATAGCACGTGTTGCACCTATTAATGCATCACTTGAAACTTTTGACCAACCACCTATTTTTTCTGGTAATCCATAACGAAAGCGAACATTATCACAATCGACCCATCGTCCTTCAGCACCGTATTCAGTATTTTGTTTATCTATACCAGGTGCTATTTGCAATTTTGTTAATGGCATACATGCTCCTAATTAGTTGCGTAGTAAGGAATCCAAAAATCTGTACCATTAATGTCAACACGAATATGTCCTGTTAATGATCCTACACTTGTATCTGTTGAAAGACTTGAACTTTGATCGGAAGCAGTTGTTCCATCAAATTTAATAAAAGGTTGATCTGTATCATCTTGGTCTAAAGATAAACACGCAATCGCTCCTGATGAATTTGATTGATTTATTTCAACCATTGCATCAGCAGGATCTTGACAACCAAAAGCAACTTTATCAGCCGAGCCATCAATAAAGAAAGCATCATCTAAATTATTTGTTTCACATCTAAAATCTAAAGATGCTCCTGTTTGGTTCCATGTAAAAGCACCACCGTCTAAATCAACAGCTCCTGATGCTTTAAAACTTCCAACAACATCAAGTTTTGTACTTGGTGTTCCTGTTCCAATTCCTATACGATCTTCGCCTCCATCAGAAAAAAAGTTAACAGCATCATCATCTGATTTAATAGTAAAGTTTTTATCTGCTCCTGTATTATTAAATACAAAAGCACCACCATCAAAACTTACAGCTCCTGCAACATCTAATGTTCCGTTAGCCGTAATATCTCCTGCATCATCCAAGACATCAAACATTGTTGATCCGTCTGTGTATAATAAGTGCTTGGAACCTGAAACAAGGTTTGTTGCTGTTCCACCAGAAGGTTTAAATCCTAATGTATAAGTGCTCATGCTTGCTGCATTATCAACAATGTACCAAGACTCTACTGCTTCACAACTCATAGTTGTATTACCAGTTAATGTTCCTGTTAGTTTAATTATAGCGTTACTTTGTTCGTCTGTTGTAGAACCATCTGTTGCTGTTAGTGAATCTGTCGTGCTTGCAATAGCTACAGATACATAACCTTTAATTGCTGATTCTAATTTTTGTAAATTATTATTTGTTATTGAACCCCAGGTTCCTGATTTTTCACCCGTAGTTATTAACTCTAAATTTAACGCACTTGAATATGTTGAAGCCATTATTTACTTTTTCCCATTCTAGGTTTTTTTACCTTACCACCTTTTTTCATAAAACCCATTTTATTACGAACGGATGTTGGTAATTTTGCTAATCCAGGGTTTTTCTTTTTATCTACTTTTTTCATACGTCCTCCTATGCTACGTCATCTATTAAAGCAGCAACGATGGCATTTGCTGTTGCATCGCCTGCGTCTGCTACATCCGATGATATAGCATGAATATTTGCAACTGTTACATTTGGTAATCTACCAAACCATGACTGAGACGGTCCAATAAAAATACCGTCAGCTAAATCATTAGCTGCTGTTCCACCATCTAAACATATCACAATACCGTCTGCTGTGCTAGTATTCTTAATAAATAAAAATTTTACTTTATCACTTGTACTTACCGCTGTCATATCTGTATCTTGATCAACGGCAGTATAATCGATAAAGCGACCAGCAATTAAATCAGCACTAGTTGTTGTAATAGCTGTTAATTTATAATACCATTTATCATTTGCATCATCTGGTGTAACTGTCATAGAACCACTAATGGTCTTTGAAATCTCATCTGGTAAAATTGTTGCCGTTAAACTTATAGTTGCATCATCTGCCATATCTAATCCTCAAATACTTCTGTCCATGTTACACTATCAGCTTCTGTATCGTCCACCTCATTCCAAATTAACAAATTAGGAGAACCAGTCGATAAACTAATTAACACTTGAAATGCTTCTCCAAATGCTGTTTCTTCACCTAAACTAACAGTAATAGCACTACCACTTGGTGATACATTTGCTCCACCTGTTGCTACCTCAGTACCTAAACTAAATGTCATACCAAACCCAGTTTCTGCAAACTCTATATTATGCACAGCGTCTAACCTTGCATCTTGAAAAGCTTGTTCAGCAAATGTTGTATGTCCTAATAGCATTTATTTTTCCTTTTTTACAACAAAAGTTTGTAGTGTTAATCTATCTACAGACTGATTTAAATTTGGTGATACCTTGTGATAATTTCCATTAACAATTGCTAATCTATTTCTTTTAGGCATAATAGTATCTTTAGGCTCATTATTCTCATATACAATAAGTTCTCCACCCCAATTTGCATTCCATTCATCATTAAGATAAAAAGATATACCATATCTTCTTGCATCACTTTTTATTGAATGGTCTTTATGCATTAAAATTCCAGAGCCATATTCATATTTATAAAGATGGCTTTTAAATTCCCCGTATGGTATTTTTCTCTCGTCTCTATCATCGTCTTTATTTAATAAATCAAAAAGTTTCTTTTGAAAATATACAATACATTTATCATCCATTTTATTTTCTTGAAAAAAATGTATGTCTCTTCCGACAGATGGTTTTTTAATATTTACATTTTCCCCTTCTGTTAAATAAGGAGACCAATCCTGCTGTGAAGGAAAAGGTTGAGAATTAGCCCATTCTTTCATTTCCTTAAATTCAGATTCTGGTAAAAAATTATCAATTATATTGTACATAATTTTAAAATATTTTCTGGTAGTTTTTCATGTTTTATAAAACTTATGTTTTCTGTTCTAATATCATGTAAATCTATTGTTACTTTTGATGGCAAATACCAATCTTCGTTATAAGTAATACCGTTAGAACTAAATTTATTTAAATTTGTAAAGTAATGAGTATACTTAGGTATTTCTAAAAATTCATATATATCATTAATTATTTTTTCTGGATTATTTACTAAATCTTCATACATTATAAAGTGAGTAATATCTTTATATTCTTGTTCTTGTAACTTTTTAATACTATTTAGACTGTTATGAATTTGGCCATTTGTTCTTAATAAATGTCGTACTTGATTTTCGACTGGTAATTTCCAATTTTTATGTGCTCTAAGAAAAGAAGAAACAACATCTTCTAATTTTCTATTTAAAACAATAATTTTTAAAGGATTTTTTAAATACTTTTTTAATAATAGTAAAGTATCTCCTAATCCAACATTACTTCTATCTATAATATATTTATAGTTCCAATCTTTATAATAACTAGGAATTATATTTTTTATTACATTATCTAATGAACTATGGTCTGGAAAATTATTAAATAAATCAATAGATTTTGAACTATAAATTTTATGTAATAATCCTGTAATCAGGCTACTTGCTGTTGCTTGCATGTCAGGATTTTGATTTAATATAGTAGAAAGTAATGTATTGCCTGCTCTTGGCATACCATCTAGAAAAAAATACTGTTTACTCATTAGCTAGGTTCCGCCGGAAATAAAGCCATCATATTATCATGCATAGTATAATCTCGTTGATCATCCAATGTTGCAAAGGAAGGCTTACTAACTGTTGTTGGTAAGTCCCTTAATTTTTGTCTATAAGTAGCCCAAGCATTTTTAATAGAACTTGGTGTATCTGCTCCTTGCGTCCAATCACTTTTCTTTAATTTAGTATCTCTTTTTGTTCTTAGTCTTGCCCACCACCAAGCATTAATTGCCGCTTCTTTTGCGTCAGTAAGTTCTTTTGTTGTTGGTTTTGCAACTGCTTTGGTTATCCATTGCAGTTGTGGACCATTTCCATCAGATTTATCTCGCAATATGTAATGTTTTCCAGTTTCTAAATCAGGATACAAATGTTTTAATACTACAGAATATCTATAATTAAGCGCTATTGCCATTTTATACTCCTGTATCTCTTTCTATTCTATTTTTATAATCTGCTCTTGCTAATACCAGAGTAACAAAATCATCTTGATTACTTGGAATTGGATCATTATATGATGGATCATCCATCAATTTTTGTGTCCACTCCCTCTGAAATCTTTTCCAGCAAGAATTAATTTTTCCTGCTAACGCTCCATCCAACCATTCATCAATTCCAGCATTGTCTGCCATATCATTGAACAAATCATTCGATAGAATTTTTTGTTGTGTGTCTGTTATTGTTAGTGTTTTTGTGTGATTAGCCATTTAAGCCTCCTTTTAAAGTTAATTGTTTCATTTTTAGCTCACTAAAGTTCCACTAAATGTCGTATATTGTACATCAGTACCATATACGTCTTCTTGTGATGCTCCTGATCCAACAGCATTATATGTTACATACGCTGTATCACTGGCATCCATATCTGCAACAACTTCCATTTGAAATGGAAAAAATTCTGCTTGTTCTTCCCATATAGCTTGAGTATCAAATAGATTTGCATGAGTTCTATTACTAGTTATAATTTTCATTTTATTATTACTTGATGCATCATGGTCAATTTGTGCAATAAGAACTTTAGCACATAATATATATTTTCCTGCTACCGGAGCTGTGAAAGTATTTGATGCAAAGTCTGTTCCAAGGTCAAATCTTTCTGTACCAAAAGTAATAGTATTATCAGAATCTGCTGTTAAATTATTTTGTGTTGCACCATGTCCTGCATGAAAAGTTGATTGTGTTGGATAATTAATTGATTGGTCAGTATTAAATGTCACAGCAGTAGTGCCACCTGCTTCAATGCTAAGTGCATAGTTATCATTAGATCCTAAAGTTTTAGCAGCACCAAAAGTATTTCCACCAAAATCAAAGTCTCCATCAACAGCTGCAGCATCTTCATAAATTGCAGTTTTACCCGCACCAGATGAAGCAAATACCTGTCCGTCTGTTCCTAATTTTCCTATAATTCCGGAACTTCTAATATTAAGTCTACTTCCTACAATTCCACTCATACTAATAAAGCTCCTGAAAAACTAGTATATTCAACATCACCACTATTATATATATCTTCCTGCGATGATCCGGGGCCAAAAGTCCCCCAAGTTATATATGCTGTATCACTAGCATCCATATCGGCAGTAACAGAATGATGAAATGTAAATGAATCTGGTTGTGAATCAAGAAAATCACGAACTGAAAAATTTTCAGCATAAGTTCTATTACTAGTAATAATCCTATTACCAGAATAATATGTACCATCATGATCAATTTGTGCAACAGTTGTTTTAGTAGAAAAATAATATTTCCCCGTTACCGGAGCTGTGAAAGTATTACTTGCAAAGTCTCCTCCAACATCAAATACTTCCGTTCCAAAAACAACAGTATTTTGTGATTCTTCTGTCATATTATCTTGTGCTGCGGCGGGTACGCAAAGAAAACATGGTTGTAAGGGTTTAGTTGTTGCACCACTTTCATCAACTGTCATGGCAGTATTTCCTGCTGTCTCAAAACTAAGTGAATAAGAATCGTTAGATCCTATAACTTTAGCAGCTCCAAAGTTATCACCACCAAAACTTAAATCAGCGCTGCCAGAAGGAGCATTTTCAAAAACTATACTTTTTCCCGCACCAGCGGATGTAAGTAGTTGTCCGTCTGATCCTAATTTTCCTACAATTCCAGAGCCTCTAGCATTAAGTCTACTTCCTACAATTCCACTCATTATGACACCAAACATCCAGAAAAAAAAGTATATTGTGGGTCTGTACCATATACATCTTCTTGGTCTGCTCCAGGTCCAGAATTTCTAAATACCACAGTTGACGTATCACTTGCATCCATATCAGCAACAACTGACAGTCTAAATGGCCAAAATTCTGGTTGTGCTTCAAAATAATCTCGTATGGAATGATTTAGTGAATGAGTTTGATTACTTGTATTTATTTTAATGTGACAATAATATCCACCATCATGGTCAATTTCTGCAATAAGCATACAAACAGATAATAAATATTTCCCTGTTACCGGAGCTGTAAAAGTATTTGATGTAAAATTACTACCAACATCAAATACCTCTGTACCCCAAGTAATAGTGTTATCAGAACTTGCTGTCATGTTACTTTGTGAGGCAGTATGAGTAACAAGAAAAGTAGGTTGTACTGGTGAATTTAT